TTGGTACCAAATTTCAGTATAGGAGCAATTTGCTTCTAATGCACTAGGAACTAGCGGTGCAGAAATGCACTCACATGCGGCCCTTGTTGGTGAAGGTGGCACAGAGCTCGCATACACTGTAAACGGTCGTAAAGCGCGTTTGTTGGGTGCTAATGGTCCTGAAATCACGCATGTTAAGCACGGTGAGCGAATCCTTAATCACCGAGATACTAAAAAGGTACTCAATGGTTCATATGGCCGTGTATTACCTGGTTATGCTGTTGGGAATACGAAGCTTGGTTCAAGTAATTCTTTGAAATCCGTAGAAAAGTTAAGCAAGAAGACTGTAAAAGATTACAAAGATTTATCAAATGGATCAAGTAAGCAGTTAGACAAATTTAGCAAGAGTAGTAAATCTAAATGGTCTAATATCCATAAGGCAACTTCGAAGATCACGGACAGTACGCAAAAGAAAACTGTTACAGATTATGATCAATTGCAAAAGGGTTCCTACAAGCAACTTGTACAATTTGATAAGGGCAATACTTCTAAGTGGCGAAACATCAATAGCGATACGAAGCATTACACCAATCAATCAAAGAACCAAGCGATTTCGACCTATGACAGCATGCAAAAAGGCGTGCAGAAGCAAGTTAACCAAATGCGGTCGGGAGTTATCTCATCTGGTAAAGCTACTGCAACCGGATTTGGTCATGCACTTGGTAAGATGGATAACTACGCGCATTCAGCAATGTCCAATACTGTTCACCAGTTAAATGGTGGTATTAAAGGAATTGATAAGGTATTAGGCCAATTTGGTGGCAATAGTTCCGTCATCAATGCCATTCACTACGCTAAGGGTTCAAACGGAGAGCTTTCTAATGATCAGTTGGCGATCGTGAATGATGCTAATTCTGGTCCACGTCAAGAATCTATTATTCGTAATAATTCCCTATTAATTCCGCACGGAAATGATAGGATGATTCCCTTAAAGAAGCGTGACCGAGTTCTGAATGGTTCACAGACTCATAAATTAGGTCGCTCATTAGGAATTCAACATTTTGCTAAAGGTTCCGGTGTCTCACACACTGAACTCAACAGAATTATTAGTAAAAATAATGCCCATCCGAACAGAGCTTTCGCAAATGAATTTTCATCAAATATTTCCAAGTCTAATACAGTTCTTGGGAATGCTATTAAAGGGCTAAGCAAGCGATCTACCACCAAATATGGTAATCCTTGGTCGGCCGAAGTATGGCGACAGATGGACAATGCCCGAGGAAATGGTGGTGGAAGCGGTGCCGGTGGCAACTGGAGACATACACCGGGGCTAACTGAATCAAATGGTTTTAATGCTCGCCGTGGTAAAGGAATCCATGATGGTGTTGATTTTTCAGGGCCAGCAGGGTCGGCTATTCGTGCCGTTCATGGTGGAACAGTTACGCGAACTGGGGCAAGTAATCCATGGAATGATTACAAAGATTTAGGTAGCATTATCACAGTCAAAAGCGATGACGGCTATCAAGAAATCTACCAAGAGTTTGGAACTAACAAAAATATCAAAGTTCACACTGGCGACCAAATAAAGGCTGGCCAAGCAATCGCTACTTTGGGGCACCTAGCTGGTCACGAAATGCATGTCCATGTTGGTGTTTCTAAAGGTTCACTTTGGAAGCATGGAGGTTATTCGCATAATGGTTGGTTTGATGTTACTAAGATGCACGGCCATTCAAATGGTAATAAGAAGGCTGACACTAAGCATAGTAGTGCATTATCCAAGCTAGTTGCGAAAGAAATTGCACCACAACTTAAGTGGGTAAAGAAACACCTGAGATCAAGTAATGTTGGGTCACTTGGGTTAAGCGGTGGAACGGCTTCACGCGCCAAGACTTTGTACGATGCCATCAAAGAGGCTTATCCCTCATCAACTAAAGCTGGTATTGAGGCTGTGGTTGGTAACTGGCTACTTGAATCAGGTTTAAACCCAGGAATTCAAAACAGTATTGGTGCTTCTGGACTAGGGCAGTGGTATAAGGGCAGATTTACAGCCTTGAAAGCATATGCCAAGAAGCACGGTACTTCATGGAAGAATGCGGGCACACAGATCGGCTTTGCACTTAACGGCGACAGTTCCAATAGTTCAATCCTTAAGAGCGTTCTTCGTGGTAAGGGTTCAGTAGCAAGCCTGGCAACTAAATTCTCAAGTGAATGGGAACGAGGTGGCCACACAGGCGAACACGTTGCGGATGCAGTCAAAGTCGCAGCTTTGCTTCATAACAATGGTGGCTGGTCAACCAAGAATAGATTAAACGTTTATGGCGAAAAAGATCCAGAGGTTGCGATCAATCCAAAGAAGCGCAATGCAGATAGCCTTATCGGCTCAGCAATTGATGCACGTAGCAAAGTTTCTAATTCCGTATTCAGCATGAATCTCAAAAGAAAATGCACAAAGCGCTTCTAGAAAACCTTAGAAAGTATAATCCGCTCAAAGGTTTAGCAAGTCATTCAAAACCGGCTGCCAATGCAAACAACAACGTTACTGTCAACCTGAACATGAATATCACAGTTAATGCTAATGATAAAAATGCTGGAACTAAAGTTGCCAATGATATTTCCAAGCAGGTCAACGAACAGGTTCAGGCAATCTTTGGCAACTTAATGGCTAAAAGAGAAGGAGGGTTTATTTAATGGCAGCCACGGTAGATATAGCTAAAAATGCCTATAATTCAACGCTTTCCGTTTTAAATAATGTCAAAGCAGCGTATGATCAGGCAAATACCGACTATCTAGATAGCCTCGACGATCAAGCTAATGGCGCCGGACTCGATATAAATGAGTCGGCTCATCAACTCATGGCACAATATGTAGTTGGTAAGTCGCCATATGTCGGTTCCCAGTATTGCATCCCGTATGGTGGAGGCTATTTAATTTCCTATAGTTCCGGAGAAGATACAATCTATCAGCAGATGGATAGTTCGATGAAGTATGTTTCTAAAATGACGGTTAAAAATGGGGGCCACGGGTCCTCATTTGGCATCGACAATTCGGGAAATATCTGGGCTTCTGTTAGGCATAATGGTTATCAAATAAGTAAATTTCCCTATCAGCCAGGATCAACAATTGAAGCGAGTTCATTAACGTCGCTCTATAATTCACCTGATATTTTACGAGTTAATTATGATACCAGTAATAACCTCGTTGGCTACACTACGGCGGAAAGTTATTGCGTTTGTGACCCGGAAAATTTAAGCAATCCTAAAAAGACAGTTAGTCTGTCAGCAATGGGATTTAGTGTCGGCCAGCAAACGTGGCAATCACAGTCGTTAAGCTATCCATATATCTTTTGGCAAAGCGGTGCCTATAACTCAAATAGTGATCCAGCGACTGTGGGATGTTTTAATGCTGACACAAATACTAAAGAATTTGTTAAAAGCTATCTAACGAGTAGCTATGGTATGAAGTATTCCTATAATGAGCCGGAAGGAATCTATTCAACTGGATCTGCTGTTTTAGTGACGTTTAATAATAATGATAATGGATCGAACTCAATTAACTATCTATTTTCAATTCCTACACTGACGGCTGATTCAACGGTTAGTGAGCGTTTAAAAGCATTGAATAATTTAAAGAAAGCCTTAGCTGATGCGACAACGGCTTTCAATTCGGCCAAAAGTGATTTTCAAAAGTACCAGTCGACTAGTAAAACGATTGTTAAAGATACACGACTATATAAAAATGCCATGAAGGATGTTAAAAGTCAGCAAAAACTTGTTTTAAGTACCAAAAAGAAAATTGCAATTGTAACTAAGCAATATAACAAGGCTACGGGTACTAAGAAAGCCGCTTTAAAAAAGCAACTTGATAACTTGAAGAAAGTTTATCAAGAGCAAAATAGTGCCTTAACTAAGCTCAAAAAGAAACAAGCTACGGCCAAGTCTAAGCTTTCAAAAGCCCAAAGCAAATCATTATCCGCTCAAAAAGCCACACAACGGGCAATCCTGAAGAAAGCAATTGGCGCCGCAGTGATGGCTGAAACAGGTGGTAAAGATGTGACGTGGATAACGCCTGTGAACCCTGGTAGCAAGGAAAGCTATGCGATTCTCTGGCCTGATAGTGAAGACTTTTCGGAAACAGTTAACGTTAATGAAACGGCAGTCATCAAGCACACACCGATTAACACGGTCACTCAGGCGGGCACCGAAAGTATTTCTGTTGGGGGCGCCTTAATTGGTGAAGATGGTTCAGTCCCCACCCTGGTTAAAAAATTTGAGCGTGTTAGGGGATGGGCACAAAACACGGCCGAAGTATCACTGATCGGGCAAACGTCTTTCCCACACGCGATCATCTCGGGAATTGACAAGCCGCACGACACCTATTTGACTAACCAAGTTCCGCTAACCATTACTTTACAGAAGGTGGATTGGGCTGATTCAAATGTCAAAAAGAAAGCCAATTCATCGAAAAATAAGGGTAAGGCTAACAAAAAATCTGGTAGTGGTCATAAGCAGAAAAATAGCAAGAGTGCCGTGAGGACGGTAACTACTAAGCCGGGTGACACGTACTATAAATTCGCCCAAAAGTACCAATGTCAGTGTTGCTCAACTACGCAAATGGAATAAGTATCCTGATAGGTCAATTCCGGTAGGCGTAAAGATAAGAGTTAAGTGAGGAGGCATGAGCTATGAGTCTAAGAGATAAACTTATCGTTGATACGAGTGACATGCCTAACTATGTTGTTTTGCCTATCGGAGCCGAAAATTTCACGATTGAGTTATTTTATCGTGAGAGATACGATAATTTCTATTTCAATTTATATGACTCGGATGACAACCCCTTAATTACCGGAGAAAAAATTGTGTACGGTGTCCCACTATGGAATATCAACGATGCTAATCTTCCCAGCGAGAGAATCGTCCCTCTAGATGAAGCTGGAGTAGAAAGTACCGTCAGCATTGATAATTTTCAGATATCAGTCTTTCTATATTTTGATGATCTTGATCCATCGATTGAAGATCCAAGTACTGCTGATGTTGATGAGAATGACACTGACAATTCTGATCTTCTAGATGATGACTCAGGAAGTTCATTAATCGAGGACGAGCCTTCTGACGATGATAATGAGTATGCGCTCCCAGAAGATTGGGGTGATGAGCAATGAAACTCGTTAGGCTTTATCGAAGGCTTGAGATTGATGGCAAAAAAGGCAAATTAACTCTCAAGAGTTACGCCAAAGTACCTGATAACATCTCAATGGATATTGAAGCGTCCTATGCATCCGGCAGCAAGGAGACGACGCAAGTTTCGGTGATGAACTTGCCGGCTGAAGATATTAATTATTTGACGAAGGGTTCTAACGCTCGGGTTTATGGCGGCTGGTATGGTGAAGATGGCTCATCGAATAACGTCGGCATCATCATGGAAGGAAAGTTGGCGTCACCGACCCCTTCAACCATTGACACGTCAGGAAAAACCACAACAATCACTATCGTTGATGGCAGTGATTATGACAAACTTCCTGAAGTTAAGAAAAAGGCGACTACTTCAAGGTCAATTTCTGCGCAAAAAACGCTTGACCAAACAATCACTGCTTACAATAGCAAGATGAATGCACAGCGCCGTAAGTGGATTGATAACCATCCGGGTGCTACAAGCAAACAGCTTCGAGCTTATGGGCATACAATCATCACCAAGAAAAATGCTTTTGCCAAAAAGAAACGACAAGAATATGTTAAGCAAAAAGCTAACCATACTGCTAAAGCTAAGGTAACTAAAAAGACTAAGTACAAACCCTTATCTTTTGCAAAAAATACCAAGGGTTCTTCAATCATCAAAAAGATTGCCAAGGAGGCCGGGATAAAAATATACAAGCTAAAACTCGTATACGATAAGAAGTTTACCAAGGGCTACACGGCTAAAGCAAAACCGATGAGTGCCATTAAAAGTATTGCTTCGCAGTGTAAGACACCGATAGCTTATCCTAATGGTCGATTGGAGATTGCGGATTATTCCAAGAACAAAAAATCGAACTTCTATTTGAACTATGATACCGGAATGCTTGGGGAGCCGGAACCTCAAGACGATTCGGATGATGGGCTACAACACTATCAAGTTGTAGCTCTTTTTAGGCCGTATTTTACCGTTGGGTATATCTTCCATATTGAAAGTACAACCTTGAGTGGCTGGGTGTTGATTAACAGTGGGACAACTTCTATAACGGATGATTCTGGTACCTCTACGTTAGACGTTGTTGACTATTCTAAATACAAAAAGAAGAATTCAGCTTCGGTCAAAAAAGCTGAAACCAAAGATAAAAAGACCAAAGCGAAGTTGGACGCTGCTAATCGAAAAAAGCTTAAGGAAAAGCAGAAAAAGAGGCGTGCCAAATGATTAAAAGCCGTGACTACATTAATGAATTTTTTGATGTGTTTCGGGACGATGTGATGAGTGATATTCATGGTTCCATTCGCTGCAAAATTGTTAAGGTGAATGCCGATAAAACGTACGATGTTCAGCCGTTGGCCTTGTTTTCGGATGGAACCAAGCGGCCACAGCTTCTGAGCCTGCAAGCATCATTTATCCCGATTAAGATCAAATACCACGACGACATTGGCGACTCACATAGTTTTGAGCCATTCTATGCAGAAATGATAATCAACTATCAAGTGGGGGATGTTGTGGTGGTTGTGTTTGAAGACCGAGATACCACTAACGCCAAGGGCGATAGTGTCTACAAGATTGATAGTGAACGGATGCATGACGCTAATGATGGAGTTATCGTCGGCAAGATCGATATAAAGTAGGTGGTTTGAATGGCAAAAGATGTCTATATAAATGATCAAGGCGATTTTGAGCAAGATGACAAAGGCGGCGTGGCAATGGTTGACGGTCTTGATGAAATCGCACAATCATGTATGATCGCCCTGAATACCCGCAAAGGTGGTTGGGTGCTTGATACCAATGAAGGCCTTGACTGGGGAGCCGTAATTGGAAGCAATGTTCACGATCAGTTTGTGACTGCGGCGATTAGAGAAACGCTTCTTGAAGACCCGCGAATTGATGAGATTCACGATGTAGATTTCGAACGGGAAGCAAGAGTGCTCAAAGTTCACATTACGATTGAAGTTAAGAATCAATTGAAAGAAGTTGTATGGGAGGCGGGTGTCGTTAATGATTGATGAAAATGGGTATACGCCGCTGAATTATGACGATGCTTTAGATACCGTTCAAGGCTTTATTCGAAGAGAAAACGGAGAAGATACTAATGTATCGCCCAGGTCATTTTGGGGAACGCTCGCCCGAGTCATGGCAAAGATCGCAGTTAATATTGATCAAAACGGTGAAAATGTTCATGACTCTGGCTACATTCAGCAATCTACGGGTGTAAACCTTGATCGGGTTGGTGGCAATTACGGGTTAATGCGAAAACAAGCTGAAGCAGCCAGCGTGACCTTATCATTTACTGGTACTGCGGGTTATGTAATTCCGACCGGTACTGTATTTATGGATGACAAGGGAAATGAATTTTACACCGTCGATGATTGTCAACTTGATGTAAACGGAGTCGGATCAACAATTGTTGTTTCAAGCGAGTTAGGATCACAATACAATGTTGATGCAGGTACAATTGTTAACCAACAGTCGCCTGTTGAAGAAATCGATAATGTAACCAATTCACAGGCAGCCGAGGGTGGTCAAGATATGGAAACAGATCTTGATTTTAGAAACCGATTGCTATTGGCATCAAACTCCAATGAATCTGGGACAATTAATGGCGTATACACTGCATTAATGAACACTCAAGGAGTCACTGCGGTAAAAAGTGTCTATAATGCATCAATTAGCGATAATGATTCGTATGGGAACCCACCAAAAACAGTTCATTATTATGTACAGGGAGGAACTGATCAGGATGTGGCCAATACAATTTTCCGAGTTGGAGGCGGTGGGATTACTCTTTATGGATCGCTAAGCAAGACAGTTTTAGATGATTCTGGGTCAATTCAAACGATCTTCTTTGATAGACCACAGGAAACACCGATTTACGTCAAGGCATCTATTAGGGTTAGCGATAGCTTCGATCAATCTGAGGGAACGGATGATGTCAAAGCCGCAATTGAGGGTTATATTGAAAGTCTTAAGATGGGAGATACAGTTGTTACTAATCAATTCTTTAGCAATATATATGCAATTGATGGGATTAACTATGCAGATGTGGAAATCGGAACCGACAAGAACAAACTAAGTACTAATAACATCGCACTAACAGCCTTCGAAATTCCAGTTATTACTGACGACAATGTGGAGGTTGACTATGTATCAAACTAGTTATGATGAACTATATCCACAAATATTTAAAATGTTTGATCGCGGGTTTGCGGTTGGTGCAGGAAGCAACATCAACACTTTAATTCGGGTACTGACGCGTTTTCAGTTATGGCTGGACAACAACTTTGAGAGCATCCACAGTTCTTGGATAATTGATGAAGCTGTTGGCGAACAACTCGACGAAATCGGTGATGATATTCACCAACCCAGATATGGAGCCAATGATGATACTTATCGTTTTATCCTTAAGACAAAAATTTTAGCATCACATTCTGGTGGAACCATTAACGATATTATTAATATCATATGCAATGCTTTGCAAATATCGCCAGTAAATTCAGGCGTAAAAGTTCATACTGATTATCATTGGGATGGTACCAAAATGGTTGGGAACCCACAGGTTGTTGACATTGATAACCTTCCAACTAGTTTAATATCATCAAGCCAATCACTGATAATCCTCATGGATCGTCTATCATCAGCTACTCTAAACGGAGTTACGATTAATACAATTGCGTTTATGAACAATTCTAACCTAATTGAATATGTAGGTGTTGGGGCTCAGTCCATCATGGTTAAAGAAGTTAATGTAAAAGGAGGCAATTAACATGGCATATGACTTGGCAAAAGTAACTGCTAACGGAAACAACCTTATTGCTCAAATATTAGCCAACAAGTCATCACTAAGCGTTGATAAGATAGAAATAAGTGATACTCAATTACCATCGACAACAGACATCTCAACAATGACATCTGTTCCAAAGGTAGTACAAACTGTTAGTGCAAACGGATTCTCTAAAAATAGTAATACCTTGATTATTTCAACAGTCGTTGATAACTCATCCATAAGCGCCGATTACAAGGCATGGGTATTTGGAATTTGGGGATCAGACTCGCAAAATGGGCAATCACAATTAATTGCAGTTATCACATCAACAAATAGTCCAGATACAATACCAGCTTTTTCTGGTAGTACTCCGGTATCATATACGTATAAATTCAACATTGGGTTTTCAAATGCAAGTCAAATTCAATTTAATATGATTGATGATTCGTTTGCTACCAACGATACGGTTGTCCATACGACCGGTGACGAAACAATTAATGGGCAAAAAAAATTTGACACGGATCCCACTGACGGTGCAGGGAATGCTTACGCCAAAACAGTTGACGTTAATCAGCAACTGGATAAAAAAGT